CGGATCTTCGCGCTCACCGGTGACAATCCGGTGCGCGGCCTGACCCTGATGGACCTGGCCCGTCGTAGCCTGGAGCGTTGCGGTGTTCGCACCGATGGCATGGCGAAGCTGGAGCTGGTGGGCCGCGCATTTACCCAGAGCGGCAGCGACTTCCCGGTGCTGCTGGAAAACACGATGCACAAGGCACTGCAGGCTGCCTACGCCGTCGCGCCGGACACCTGGTCCCGCTGGTGCGTCACCGGCACGGTCAGCGACTTCCGCGAGCACTCGCGCTACCGCATCGGCAGCATTGGCAACCTCGACAAGCTGACCGATGCCGGCGAGTTCAAGAACAAGAAGATCCCGGACGGCGAGAAGGCAACCATCACCGCCGGCACCAAGGGCAACACCATCAACCTGACCCGCCAGGCGATCATCAACGACGATCTGGGCGCGTTCCTCGGCCTGGCCACCGCCTTCGGTCGTGCCGCAAAGCGGACCATTGAAGCCGACGCGTATGCGTTCCTCGCTAGCAATCCGAAGCTGGATTCCAACAAGACGCTGTTCCACGCCGACCACGGCAACATCCTGGCGGCAGCAGTGCCGAGCGTCACCTCGGTCGACGCGATGCGCGTCCAGCTGGCCCAGCAGAAGGACGTGGGTGGAAATGATGTGCTGGATCTGTCGCCGGCACTCTGGCTCGGTCCGACCAAGTACGGCAGTGCCGCGCGTGTCACCAACAAGGCCGAGTACGACCCGGACGCCGAAGGAAAGCTGCAGCGTCCGAACGCGGTGCAGGGTCTCTTCCGCGACATCGTCGACACCGCGCGCATCAAGGACGACAAGTGGTACCTGTTCGCCGATCCGAACGACTGCCCGGCCATCGAGGTCGCATTCCTTGATGGGATCACCGAACCCTTCCTGGACTACGAGGAAGGGTTCACCGTCGACGGTGTGCGCTGGAAGGCCCGCCTCGATTTCGGCATCGCCGCCCTCGACTATCGCGGCGTGCAGCGCTGCGGCTGATCCCTAACTGGAGCACTGAGACATGGCGCAGAACTTCGTTTCCGATGGGGACGTGATCCCCTGGACCAACACCACCGACCAGCCGGTTGCATCGGGTCAGGCGGTTGGCGTCGGTCATCAGCTGGGGGTTGCCCTGGTCAACATCGCAGTCGGCGCGACCGGCAGCGTAGCCCTGGGCGGCGTGTTCACGCTGCCGAAGGTGCCGACGGCGGTCTTCGAGCAGGGTGAAAAGCTGGTGTGGAGCGCAAGCGCTAAGGCATTCGACGGTAGTTCCGCGACTGCCGTGGCCGGCGACATCACCGGTGCAGCGTTCGCCTGGGCTGCCGGTTCCACCGGCCAGACGACCGCCGAAGTCCGTCTTTCGCCCGGCAACGCGACCAAGGCGTAACCGAACTGGCCGGCACCGCTCACAGATGCCCGGGTGGCGTGAGCGGTGCCGGTTCTTCCACAGCGACATCGGGGGATCGCATGGGCACTACCAGCACGCCGCGCGGCGTACGCAACAACAATCCTGGCAACATCGACCGCACCAGCACGCCGTGGCAGGGTGAGGATCGTTCCGCCGCCGCCACCGCGCGTGAGCAGCGCTTCTGCGTGTTCCTGACCCCGCAGGCCGGGTTCCGCGCTCTGGCGAAGACCCTGCTCACCTACCAGCGCAAGCACGGCCTGCGCACTGTGAAGGAGATCATCGGGCGCTGGGCGCCGCCGGTGGAGAACGATACGGGTGCCTACGTCCAGCAGGTTGCGGCGGCGGTGGGCGTATCGCCTTCCGAGATCATCCGTTTGGACAATCCGGTCACGCTGGGTCGGCTCGCTTCCGCCATCGCCAAGCACGAAAACGGCGGCATGTACTGGAACGCTGACGTGATCGCTGCAGGTGTTGCTGAGGCGCTGCGCTGATGGTCGGCGGCGACGTCGGCGCACAAGCGCCCTGGTGGGCGGCCGGAAGCGTCGTCGCGCTTTGGCTGTTCCGTGAAGCGTGGACGGCCTTGCTCGCGAGGCGTAAGGACCGCACCGAAACCGACGCCAATGTCGATCTACTCAATGGTCTTATCCAGCGCGTCAAGTCGCTGGAAGAGTCGCAGGCAGCGACGACCTTGAAGCTGACAGAAGAGATCAAGCTACGCATGACCGCACAGGAAGAAGCCCACAGGCTGCGCCTTCGCATCATGTCGCTGGAGGCGGCGATGCGCGGCGTTGGCGCTGTTATCCCTCCCGAAGACCCGGTCGTGTCCGCATGATCCGCGGCCTCGTCATGGCCATTCTGCTGCTGCTGGGCGTCGTCGTCTGGCAGCGCGCCTCGGTGTCCAACGCCCACCGTGCGGCCGACCAGGCCGCGTCGAGCCGAGACGCCATGGAGCGCGAGCGTGACGCAGCCCGCGCTGAGGCCAATGCAGTGACCGAAACCCTGAAGGCCGAGCGAGGCAGCGCCGCCGCCGCGAACAACCTGGCCTCCAAGTACGAAAAGGAGAAGGACGATGCACAGAAAGCATCTGATCGCCTCATCGCTGATCTGCGCACTGGCAACCAGCGCCTGCACCAGCGTTGGCAAGCGTCCGTCGCCACCGCAGAGCTGTCCGCAGCCACCGCTGCCGCCAGCCAGCCTGATGGTCGAGCCGACGACCGAATCGAAAGTGCGGGCCGAGCTATTGGCGCCGCCGCCCAGTGCGACGCCCAGGTGAGGGCACTGCAGTCGTACGCGCTGCTGTGCTCGGGAGGTGCCCGGTGAGCGAGGTCGATTTCCTCCGCGATCTGGATGGCACCTTGCACGCCGCCTTTGCGCTGGCGGGCATGGCGTCGCGAGGTCGGTACACGGCCAAGGATGGCCCGACCACCGAGGGCGTGCGTGCCTACGTGGAACGCGACGTTGAGACCATCGGTGAACTGCGCCAGTTCAGGGCTGGGCGTGTGGAGATCGCGTACCTGCGTTCGGATGTGGCGCCTGACCAGGGCGATCGCTTCGAGGTGGTTTCGAGCGCGTTTGGTACTGAGGTCTTCGTCAACAGCAAGAAGATCAGTGATGACGGCTCGCAGAGCCGCTGGCTGGTGAGCCGTGGCTGACTTGGCAGAGCCGCTGTCGTGGCAATTGGTGGAGTTCCTGGCTGCCCGTGTCCGGCTGATCTCACGCAGCAGTGGCTTCCGCACCGACATCGGTGCGGGCGCCGTGATCATCGATGAAACCGAGATCAGCGAGGACAACACCGAGCCGGCAACCATCATCTCTGTCCGCCAGCTCTCCCGCAGCGGCGGCGGTGTGGCCCAGTCCAGCTCCGATGCGGCCATCACCATCGAGTTCGAAGTTCCGCGAGACAGCGATGAAGCGAATCCCAGGCTGCTCGTTCATCGCGCGCGCCACGACCTGATCCGAGCCCTGACGTTTAAAGAGAAGTCGCTGCCGCTGGGGGTGACCAGCTTCGAGCTGCTGGAAACCCAGCTGGCGACCCTGGAAGACGATGCCGGGCATACCGCCGTAGTCGCTCAGATCACCGCGCGGGCTGGTCTGACCGAGACCTTTGAGCCCGTGTCCAACCCGTAAAGGAACCAGAACCATGGCACAGCCAAAAGTCCGCAAATTCGCAGGTGACCTGCGCTTTTGGGAGCACGGCGCCGAGGGCGTTCGCGTCCCCGTCATTCCCGAGCCCGCCGACAAGTTCGGCAACCAGCCCCTCGAACAGTCCTCGCTGACCTTCAGCTACGAAGCCGGCGACTCGGTGGAGATCAAGAGCAAGCGCCGTGATGCTCGCTATCAGCAGATCATCCACAAGGATTCGAATCCGGGCGTCACCAACGTCTCGATCACCGCGCTGGAAGTGCCGCCGGCCTTCTTGGCTCGCATGCTGTACGGCACCCTGGTCAACACCACTGTGGCAGCCGGCTCGGCCGACGCTGTGTCGGTCACTGTTGGCAGCGTGGATACCCCGGTGAAACTGCCCCACAACTTCATCGAGGCGACGCCGCTCCCGACCTTCAAGAAGGGCGCAGTGGACCTGGTGAAGGGCACCGACTACGACCTCGAGCCCCGTCATGGCCTGCTGATCCCCAAGAAGGGTGGCGCCCTGCAGGCCGGTGATGTTGTGACGGCCGACTACAGCTTCGACGCCTATCTGGAAACCGCGATCAGCGGCGGCACTACGCCGAGCAAGTCGTTCCAGGTTCTGGGGGACATGCAGGATCGCATCAGCGGTGACGAAGGCTTGCTGACGATCCCGAATGTCGACCTGACCGTCGATGGCGATGTCGACTGGTTCAGCGATGAACCGATCCAGGTGACCTTGACGGGTCCGGTGATCTTCCAGGCGGGCGAAGCCGATCTGTACACCTTCAAGATCGCTGCGCAGTCGGCCGGCTGACGCGGGTGCAGTAGCTGCTATGTGGAGGGCGCCGGCCTGGCGCCCTCCTGGTCTGAGCCGGGAATGGTGCCATGGCGTCAAATCGTAACAACAACGTACTGAAGTTCTATGTCAGCGGGCGCCGAGCGAAAGGTCTGCACGGGCTTTCCGACTTGGCAGGCAATGCGCTGAATCGCTATGACCTTTCAGTGCAGCGTGCCTTCGTTGGCTTGCAGCGACGGGCAGGCGCCGCTGCAAGTCAGGAGGTCAGAGGCTCCTACAACGTCCGGGCAAGTGCCCTGCGCGGGAAGTATCGCGTGGAGACCGGGGAGCAGGGCTACCGGACGGGCAAGCGCGGGCGGGATGACTTCCTGGCCATCTGGGCAAGCACTCGCCAGATCTCGCTGCTGGAGTTTGGAGGGCGTTGGGTGGGGCGGAAATCGGTCGGCGCCACTGCAAGTATCGGCGTGGGCGAGAGCAAGACCTATGACGGGGCATTCATCGCCACGATCAAGGGCAGGAAGGCCATCCGTGTGCGCAGCTGGGACAGCGCCAAGCACAAGCGGCACGGGCGTGGTCCGGTTCGCATCCTGCGAGGTCCCAGCCCGTTCGAAATGTTGTCTGGCGCCGACGGAAATGGCCGTGCTCTGACCACTCGCCGCCGACTGATCGACCGTTTCCACACCTACTACTCAACCGAGCTGCGCCGTCAGTGGCGCGTGAATGGGAATGGCAATGGCTGACCGGCTGGAAGAAGCAATCCGAGTAGTCATCGAGACGCAGGGGCGCGAGGGTGTTGAGGCTCTGCGCCTGGCATTTGATGACCTCGGGGATGTGTCGGTTGAGACTGCTGGCAAGACCACCAGGCTTCTGGACTCGCTGACGGGCCTCAACGCGGCCGCCTCGAAGGCGGATGCCTTTGGCGGCATGCTTGATCAGCTTGCCGAACTGGAGCGCGAATTCGGCGCAAACCAGGCGGCGGCGCTTGCGCTGAGCCTTCGGATTGGGGAGATGGAGAAACCCTCCCGTGATGTGCTGGCGGCCCAGCGTGATCTTCGGAAGGAAGGCGAGCGGCTCAAGAAGGCGCTGAACGAGCAGTGGGAGGCAGTTGGCAAGGCTGATACCGAGCTGGCGACGCTGGGCGTGAATACCTCGCAGTTGGCCGATAGCCAACAACGGTTGCGTGCTGAGGCCACGCGAACTGCGGCGGCGCTGACCGCGCAGGCAAAGGCCGCCAGCGAAGAGGCGGCGGCCACGCGCCGACGCACGCAGCAGCTTGCCGAGGGCGATGCTGCTTTCCGCAGGCAGGCCGATGCGAGTCGGGCGGCGCAGAAGTCACTTGCCGCTTATCGTGACCGCGCCGAGGAAGCGGCGGCGGGAAGTGAGAATCTCGCGGGCGCCACAGAGAGCGCGGCGGGGTGGTTCGGAAAGCTCAAAGCGGTGGCGGCCGGAGCGGTCGCGTTTGTCGGTTTGAACCGGGTCGTTGAGGGTATCAAAGCCATCATCAAGGAGGGCAGCGACGCTGAGCAGGAGTTAGCTCAGATCGAGGCTGCACTGCATGCCACCGGCCGGACCAGCGAGTTCACGGCAGAGAAACTGCAGGCGCTCGGCAAGAGCTTGCAGACCGGACTGTTTGATGATGGGCAGATCAACAGCGCCATGGTGCGCATGCTGTCCTATACGAACATCGTGGGCGATCAGTTCTCCGCCGCGATGCAGATCACCATCGACCAAGCTCAGCGCTTGGGCATCTCTCTGGAGCAGTCCGCAGAGACGGTGGGCAAAGCGCTGCAGACCCCCTCCAAGGCAATGGAGGGGCTGAGCAAGCAGGGCTTCACGCTTTCAGATAGTCAAAAGGTGCTGATCAAGGAGCTGGAGGCTACCGGGCGTGTGGCCGAAGCCCAATCGATCATTCTGGATCTTCTGGCTGAGTCCTACGGTGGGGCGGCAGCAGCCGCGAAGGTCGGCACGATCGCTGGCCTGTGGAAGGAAGCCACCGATCGCTTCAAGGACTGGAAGCAGGAGGTTGCTGACCAGGGCGTGCTGATCTACTTCAAGGATCAGCTCACAACCCTGCTGGGTACACTGGACCGTCTTGCTAAGGACGGCAGTTTGTCGCGGTGGGCCAAGCAGACCGCCCAGGCCATTGTCACGATGGCAGAGGCGATAAAGGGGGCATCGCAGTGGGTGATTGACCATGCCCGGGTCATCGGGTTGATGGCTGCCGCCTATGCCCAGTTCAAGATCATCGGCGCGCTGATGCAGCTCAACGCCTGGCGCGTAGCATTGATCGCAACAACACAGGCGCAGATTGCCAACAATGCCGCAGTAGCATCAGGGAGCCGTGGCATTGGGAAGTTCGGCCTATTGCTGCGCGGCCTTCCGAAGGCTGTCCCGATCACCATTGCGCTGCTGGGACTGGAGTCGGCTGTCAGCGGTCTGGGAGTACTGAAGACTGTAGCCCAGGACATCTGGAAACAGCACGACCCTGCGCTCAAGCGCGCTGGTGAGGCCCAGCGCGCCTATATCAGTCAGGTCCGCGACGCGGCACGGGAGTTGCGCCAGCAAGCCATCTCATTCATCGACTACCGCAATGTCGTCATCAAGACGGCAGAAGAAGTTTCGCGGATGGGCGAGGCGGAGCGCCAGTCCTACCTGAATCGCCTATCGGGACTGGAACAGTACCTGACCGCGCAAGAGGGCTTCCTGCTGATGCAGCAGAAGGCCGGTGTCGCCACTGCAGATCAGCTTCAGGATCTGGGCCGGGTGACGGACCGTCTGTTGGAGGTATCGACCGGCTTTGCCGCGATGGCCAAGGGCGCCCAAACGGCAGCGGATGCTGTCCGAAATGGCATCGGTGGTGCGGCCCAGCTTGTTGTCGAGCAGCTGGACGGAATCAGTAGCAATGCTCGCCTCGCCAATGAGTCCATCGGCAAGCTGTTCAACGGACTCAACTTCAGCGACAGCGGAAGTCTTGAGGCGGTTGGAGTTGCGCTGGGCTACATCGCTGACCAAGGTGGAGCGGCTGAGCGCAACGTTCGTGATGGCTTGCTCGCGACACTACAGCGCCTGTCCGGGGAGGAGTTAGCCAGGTTCCAAGGGGCGACACAGGCTGCATTTGACGCTCTGCCGCAAGGCGCGGCGAATGCTGCTGCGGTGCTCCAGACCACTCTTCTTGCGGCAATGGAGAAGCTGGGCGTGGCTGCCGGTCGCCTCGGCGTTGGCTTCACCGGCGCCGGCAGGGATGCGATCGCGGCGTTTGGTGCCATTACCGAGAACGCCGTCGCGACTGGGACGCAGATCGAAGCAGCGTTCAAGGCGGCCTTGGGCAAGGTGGCAACTCTGGACGAGGCGCGTACTCTGGGCTCGCTGCTGCAGGCAGCGGGGGAGCAGGGCAAAGTCGGCTTCGATTCTGCGGGGCGCTCAGCTGCGGCACTACGTGCCCGTATCCGTGAGATTGAGGTGGGCCTTGGCCCGCTGACTGATGAATTCAGCCGTCTGGGCATTCAGTCCCAGGCGTCCCTCAACGCGGCGCGGGATGCCGCCAAGGACGCATTCGATGCGATCCGTGCCGGCGCGGCCAAGGGCAAGGCGTCCGTCGAGGACGTTCGGCGTGCGTTCCGGGCGTACTCGGATGCCGCGAAGGCAACGGTGGCCGACAGTGACAAGTGGAAGCAGGCCCAACTTCAGGCGCAGCTTGATGTCCAAGGCGCAATCTACCTGACCAACGAGTCTCTTGACGATATGGGCGGCGTCGGCCAGGGCGCGATGGACAAGATCGAGCGTGGCGCCAATCGTGTCACCGGTGCATTAAAGGAGGTTGAAGCCAGCTCCAATGCAGCGGCTTCGGGGGTTGAGAGGGTGGCGGATGGAGCCGAATCTGCAGGCGGCAGCTTGGGCAGCGCCAGCTCGGCCGCGCAAGGCTTCTCCCTGCAGATGGGTGAGATCTCTTCGAAGACGCGCGAAATGCTGGCCCAGATGAACGGGCCGAACGGATTGCAACAGTTCGCCAACATCTGGAACAAGCTGTACGACCAGCGGCAAGACCTCGCCAAGTACAAGGAAGAGCAAGAGGCCGTCCTGAAGGGCATGGAGGATCTCTCCACGGCGCGCAGCGCTCTGGCAGAGCGGTTCGACTTGGTTGGCCCCGGTGAGCTTGAGGAGATCGTGCAGATCGAGAACCAGATCGAAGCAAAGCGCCTCGAGCGGGACCGTGAGGCAAAGCAGGCGATGGAGGAGCGGCGGCGCGCTGCGGAAGCTGAGGCCGAGGCGCAAGCCAGGGCGGATGCGGCTCGGATTAGTTCTGGCGGGAAGACTGAACAAGTATTGATTATCGATTGGAAGGCCCCCGGTAAAGAGGTTCTGGCCGGCGTAACCGCGCGCGAAGTGCAGGAGGCGCAGCGCCTTGCGAGCATCGTCGCGCCGTTGGTGCTGCAGCAGGTTCAGAAGAGCCGGTCCGTTTCCGTGAGGGGGCGTTGATGACTCGTATTGTTCTGGCTGGAATCGAGCTGCCGGCCGATCTGCAATGGACCGACGAATTCACCGCCTGGAAGGTGGGGCAGCAGGTCCGAACAAGCCTGACCGGTGCCTTGATCGTTCAAGAGTCGGCGCGCCAGGCGGGACGGCCCATAACGCTGCAAACCAGCCGGGATGGCACGGCCTATGTCGGTCCGGTGAATTTGCCTGTGCTTAGGGCCCTACAGGCGAATGAAGGCGAGACGCGTGTCGCGCCGCTGGAGCTGATTGTCCCCGCTCACAACGGCGGCGACAGAGCGTTTCAGGTGCGCTGGCGGCGCGCGGATGGACCGGCCATTGAGGCGGAGCCGATTCGCTTTGCTGTGCCAGCGTTGGACCCTGATTACTTCTCCATCACTATTCGCCTCATGACGGTGTAAACGATGACGATCTCTGCAACCGATATCAAGCTGCGCCAGTCGCAGCGCCTCACCGACAACCCGGATGGCGGTGGTCGAATGATCCAGGCCGAAGTACAGGACGGGGCGATGAACAACCTCTTCCCCGACATCGGCGACGAAGAACGAACCACTGGGCGGGCGACGCTGCGGAAGATGTTCGTGCACATCGACACGCCGAACGTGGATGTTCTAAAGGACGCAATTGGTGTCCTCATCGAGCCGCCCTCAGATCCGAATGTCACGGTGAGCATGTTCGCAACTGGCTCCTACAGTGATGTGCGGTTGGACGCGAAGAATCGCGTGGAGAGCTACATTACCCGCGGAACTGAGTCGCGATTCATCCTGATGGGCAACCACTTCGTCGGTCAGATGACGCTGCTGGTCTACACCACGGCCGACGCGCCCAGTCCGGACATCAATGACAATCTTTCACTGATGACGCTGCCAGCCTCTGGGCATGATGAGGCTGAGCAGTATGTGCGTGTGAAGTCAGTTCTCTCTCGCACCAAGCGTACCTTCACCGACGATCAGGGTGCATTTGAGCGTGACGTGCTGGTGATCGAGCTGGTGAACGCGCTTCTTCGCAACTTCTACGGGCAGGAGGTGGTTCGCTTCACTGCCAGCAAACCTGCAACGCGTGTGTACGAGACGAACGTTGTGGACGCCAACAGCTACCACAGCGTCAAGCGCCTCGCTGCCTCGGGTAAGCCTGGTGACCTGTCGGTCCAGGTTGATACTCCCTATGTTCCCATCGTGCCGACATCCACTGCCGAGACCCCCGTGAGCGATGCGCTCGCCGGTCTGGGGACCATGAGCTTCGTTCCATCTGGTGCTGCGGGAAGCTTGGCGCTCAACTTTGCATCCAGCTTCCAGGCGGGTACGCCGGTTGCACGCTATCTCGGGACGGGTATGGCTGTCGGTAGCGTGAAGGTGATGGCTGGCAGCGTGGAGCTGACCGATGACGGCAATGGCGCCCTGACTTCGGCAGCGGTGACGCCTTGGGGTGGAACTGTGGACTATCAGGCCGGTGTGGTTTCAATCACTCATTCGTCTGGCACGGCCAGCACCAGCGTCAGCATTACCGCGACCCCTGCCGGTGCCATCCCGATGCAGGGCTACACAGACGAAATCGCGGTGACCCAGAACAATCAGGGCATGGTCTGGTTGATCCAAGCCATACCGCTGCCGGCGCCTGGGACGGTGATCGTTGACTATCGGGCCTTGGGGCGCTGGATCAGGCTTTCCGACAACGGCAAAGGTCAGTTGGTTGGAAAGCCGGGGCAGGGTGGCGGCACGGTGAACTACGCAACCGGCTCCATTGTCCTCACCGCAGGGGCGCTGCCAGACCTCAAGAGCAGCATCATTGCCGCTTGGGGGACGCCTGTCATTGCGGAGGCACGCTCCGGAGATGCTGCCATTCAGGCCCCGTCGCTTCAGTTCGTTCTGGGTGAGGGGGCAGCCGTACCTGGTAGCGTCAGCATGACGCTGCGTATCGGCGGCGGTGACGTTGTGGTCACGGACAATGGAACCGGCGGATTGCTGATCGGCGGTCAGTTGCGCGGGTCCATCTCCTACGCGACGGGCGAGGTGTCGCTGCGGCCTGGTTCGCTTCCAGATGCAGACAGCAACCTGGCAATTACCTACGACTCGGCCCAGGCGCTCCATTCGGCACCGCAGCCGGTGCCGGATGGATCTGGCATCGTCTCCTTCCTGCTCCCGCAGGGGCCAGTGCGCGCGGGCTCGGTGCTTCTCGACTGGGTGATCAGTGTTCTGCGCGACCGGAATGATCTGGCGTCAGCGCCGCAGCCGATGCGTGTGATCGCCAAGGACGATGGCAATGGCAACGTCGTGGCCGTGTCGGTGGGCGACACGGCGGCAACCGCTGTGCTTGGTTCGGTGAACTACAGCACGGGCGCGGTGACGTTGCAGGCCGGTAAGTTCACAGTCCACCAAGTGTCCTACCCAAAGTACGAGCTTCGCTCCGGCAGGCTCAAGGTTGTGGGCTATGAGCGTCTGGATGTGCTGGCACAGTTCTCGGCCGGCACCATCATCTCCGCAGCCTGGATGCTTGCGGGTGATTCCTCTGAGCAGGCCCAGGAGACCTTGCCCCTGCCCGCAATGCAGCTGCAGCTGACGCCGGCCATCAGCGACAGCATTGTCCCGGGGAGCATCCGTTTCAGCTTCCGTGGCAGAACCTACATCGATCGCAGCGGTGGCTTGTATCACAGTGTTGATCCACAGACCGGCGCGGCTGTCTACGCTGGTACGGTTGACTACACCTCCGGTGTGGTCAATCTGATCCAGTGGCAGCCCGGGGGTACCAATGCTGTCCAAGTGCTTTCCCTCTTGACCAGGATCGCCGATCCCGGCGTCGCATTCTCGTTCTTCCGGGCGCCTGGATCGCCGCTGCGGCCTGGCGTGTTCACGTTGCGGGCGAACCGCCTTGATGGCGAACTGCTGACGGCGACGGCGGACATCAACGGTGATATCGCCAGCGCAGAGATTCGCGGCAGCGTCGATTGGGAAAGTGGCGTGGCGAAGGTCCAGTTTGGCCAGCTCGTACCGGTCGCGGGCAACGAGGGCCAGCCGTGGTTTGATCCCGCCCTGGTGGAGGGTGACCAGGTGTGGCGCCCGACGTTGGTCCTTCCGGGGTCGATCTACATGGGGGCGGTCGTCTACCGCTCCATTCCTCTTTCCGAGGTGGTTATCGGGCTCTCGTCGGTTCGTCTCCCCAGCGATGGGCGAGTGCCGGCGTTCAAGCCGGGACAGACCGTGCTCATTCACCACACCGCCAAACACAGCATCACCGCGCCTCAGGCCGGGCAGGTCGTTCCCTTCGGGCGCACTCGTATCGCTGGAATCGAGGTCAGGGACTCCAAGGGGGTGGCGGTCGACAGCGCGTGGTATGCCGTGGACCTCGCGCTGGGTCGCCTGACGTTCAGTGATCCATTGAACCTGGCGGCCTACAGCCTGCCGATTGTCATCAGTGAACGGGTCGAGGATCGCCGCTTGGTGGTGCAGCCTCAGATCACGGGCGAGATCGAGATCAACACCGCGCTCACGCATGACTACCCTGCGGGCGAGGCAATGATCAGTGCTGCGCTGCGTCTGGGCGAGGCGAACGGCTCCCTCGACCTGCAAGCGCGCAGCGTCAACCTTTTCGACCAGGCTGCATGGACTGGTGTGTGGAGCGATATCCTCATTGGTAGCGCCGCGCCAGGCACCTTCAACGACACCGATTACCCGTTGCTGGTCGCCAACGCAGACGCAATCACCGAGCGCTGGGCCATTCGCTTCACGAGCTCAACGACCTTTGAGGTGATGGGCGAAACGGTCGGCACCATTACCAGCGGCGCCACTACCTCGGACTGTGCGCCGGTCAATCCGCGTACAGGTCGGCCCTACTTCACCATTCCGCGTGCCGGCTGGGGTTCCGGATGGTCCACCAACAACGTGGTGCGCTTCAACACGGTCGGTGGCTTGGCCCCGATCTGGATGGTGCGCACGACCCTCCCAGGCACACCGGAAGGGGTCGTTGATTCGACTCGCTTCCAAGTCATCGGCAACGTCGCAGGAGTTCAAGTATGAGTCTCGTTCCAACGGTTTATCGAAGCACTGATCCGGGCGCGCCACTGCTGTCTGGCGCGCCGGGGGCCCTGATCGCGCTGCTGGATGCGCTGCTGGTGGATGGGTACGGCGTCGGAGCGGGCAGAGTGAATGGTCTTGGCTGGACCAAGGAGTTCGCGGGCGTGAACGTTCGGGCATATCGCAACTCGCCCGTGTCCGGCACCGGCTACTTCCTACGGGTCGACGATACCGCCGCACGGTCGGCACTGCTGCGCGCCTCCTCCAGCATGAGCGATCTCAATTCGGGATCGGATGCGACCCCGTCTGATGCGCTGAAGGCGATTGGCTCCACGTGGGAGAAGTCAAACGTGGCCAGCGGTGCTGCACGACACTGGGTCGCCGTGGGCAATGAGCGCTTCTTTTACTTGTTCATCGATACGTCCGGCACATTCGCATCCCAGGGCACCCAGGGAACTCACGGGCACTATGCCGGCGATATGACCTCGATTCGCCCCGGCGACCGACATAGCTTTGTGGTCTCTTACAAGGGAAATGACACCGAGGGCAGCAACAACATCGGGTACGGATTCAAGGCTCAGCCTTGGAGCGGCAGTGCAGGCACGGACAGCATCACCGCCGCGTTTGTCGGGCGCTCGCACTCGGGGGCTATCGGCTCTGTGCGATTGTTTCTGTCTGCGCCAGCGGTTACTGCCAATTTTGCCGTGGGCAACCAGCCAGGGTTTCCCAACTATCCTTATGTCGGCAATGGCGGATTGCTGTATGGAAGCATTGATCTACTGGAGGCTCCGTTCACGCCTCGCGGTTACCTTCCTGGCGTGTATGCGCCAATACATCGCCGGCCCTTCCCCGAGCAGACGATCGTTTCAGATGTTGATGGCCTGCCGGTTGGTACGAGACTGCTTGCCAAGAATGTGACTGCTGACAACATCGCTGGATTTTCCGACACGTGGACCGGACAGATCCTTATCGACATCACCAACTCCTGGGGGTAGTCGTGGCGATCACTGCAGCTCGCTTTGGCTTCAAATGGTCGGTGGTAACCTGGACTGCACAGCAGACCGCCGCGCGCTATGGAGCCTACAGTTCATCGGGCCAGTACTGGGCCGGGCCGGGCTATTTGGCCGGTGAAGCTCCGAAGACAAACGATCCTTCCGAGCCGGATGGGCGCTTCCGCATCCTGAATCAGCCTGCTCGAGGTCGCGTCATGGTGCTGGAGCGCGGTAGCGGTCTCTGCGTTGCCTCAACGATGAGTAAGGATGACGGCACCTGGAGAGTTGATCGGCTCAACCCTGCCATCCGCTTCACCGTGATCGGTTTTGACGATCGCGGCCTGCAGAACGCGGCGATTCAGGATTGGATTGCCCCAGCAGTGCGTGAGTAGACGATGAACCAACTGGGCAACAGGACAGTGCTGAACCTCGGGCCGGCGGCCATGGCGGGCGGCGCCGTGGTGAGCCTCAACCTCGGCGTTGACTGGTGGTCGGTAGATCCGCCGGGACCGGAGCCCGCGTACCTGCGGGTTGGCGCTTCCCTTGCATGGGCTGCCGGTAAATCACAGGCAGCCATGGCTGTGGTCGGCTGGGGTAGGGCTGGTGCGGCGTCGATGGAGGTGTGGGCGAGCTGGGCGCGCGCAGAGCGTCAGGCCGGTCCAAGTGCTTCCATCGGGTGGGGCCTGTCGCCGTTGCTTCAGCACAGCTGCAGGCTGCGGTGGAGCGGCGTGCAGGCCAGCGTTCGGCGTTCGCATTCGCTCCCGTGGCGGTCGATGGATAGGCGGGATGCGTCGCTGCGCACACGGTGGGCTCAGTCAAGGGCGATTGGTGTCGATGGTGGCCTCCATTGGTCTGCTCAGAATCTGGTGAATGTCTCGGCCAAGGCTCGGTGGCGCTCTAGTCAAACTGAGCGAAACCAATGGCTCGCGCCATGGGCCTCGGCCGATCTGTTGTCCAGGGATTGGCGCCTTCGATGGGGGAGCGCGGCGACGCTCCCTTGGATCGTGCGGCCGCCTGTTCCTCCTGATCCTGAGCCCGAGCCTGGCTGGCCAGCGGGCAATGCGGTCGGACTAAACCTCGGCTGTCCTGTCGTTGGTGGCTTCGGTGTTGTTCCCCTAAATCTTGGCGTCGTCGCGTGCTACGCGGTGCGCCCCCAGCGCAGGACCTATGTCGTGATCAACACTGTCTCCTTCGTGCGTCTCCCTGATCGCACCCCAATCGAAGTGACGCGCATTTCCCTTGCCGCAAGTCGAGGGTCGTGGGGTTGGACGTTCGATTTCGAGCTGGCCGATCCGGGCCAACTGCCGCTGCTGAAGCCCACCGCTGCTGGCCCGCGCCAGTTTGAGGTAGCGCTCAACGGCAATGTCTGGACCGGTATTGTCGAGACCTTCCAGAAGCAGCGGGAGTTCGCTGGAGGTGGCGTGCGGCTTAGTGGGCGCTCGCGGACGGCGTTGCTGGCGGCTCCCTATGCGCCGGCACGGGTCAAGGCAACCAGCGAAGTCCGCAGCATGTCGCAGTTGGTGGCTGAGGAACTGGCCGATACCGGCTTCGCTAGCCTCTACCAAACGGTCGACTGGGACGTTCCTGCCGGCGCCTGGTTCTACGACGCTAGCACGCCTCTGGAGGCTATCAGCGCGCTCGCCGACGCGAGCGGTGCAGTAGTGCAGTCGCATCCGGCAGACCTCGCCCTCACTGTGCGCCCAGCCTATCCGGCCAGTCCATGGAACTGGAGGGAGACCGCGCCCGACCACGTGCTGCAGGAGGACATCGTGCTGAGAGAGAGCCTGCAGATGCGTAGCGCCCCGTTATATGACGCGGTGGTGGTCACGGGAGAACTGCCCGGAAAGGGTGTGACTTGCAAGGTCCGTCGGGAAGGGGAGGCCGGCCAATTGTTTGCCCCGCAAGTCAGCAGTCCGCTAATCAATGTCGCCGCTGCCGGTGCCGAGCGCGGTCGGAACATCCTGTCTGATCGCGGTGAGCAGGCGGCCGTAGATGTCACCGTGCCGCTTTTCGCCAAGCCGCTGAACCCAGGCGAGGTGGGGGTAATCATGCCCCTGGATCTGGTCGAGGTCACGGGCTCGGAGGGCATGTGGCACGGTCAGTGCGAGTCGCTACGCATTGAGGTGACGGTTGAGCAGCAGACCGTTGTGATCGAACAAACCGCTACCCTTGAGAGGCACTACACCGATGCGGACTGACCTGTGGGATCAATTCGGCGACCTGGTCGGCGGCAGCCCTAGGCTGCTGGCCACAGTGACTGCGCACAATTCTGACGGCACCAGCAGCTTGACGACGTACGACGGAGCGCAAATGCGCGCCTTCGGCCAACTGCAGTTGGCCATCCCATACAACGTGTGGGTGCGGAGTGGACGCCTGGTGGAGGCTGCCCCGAACCTACCTCTGATCGAACTGTCCGTGTAGCAAAAACAGGGCGCTGTCCGGATGCCGCCAAGCATCCGAACAGCGCCGCAACACAGGTGATCTCAGCACCTGGCTTTGGCCGTGTCCCTGTCGCCCTCGCGAGAGCGTGGGGATTGTCGGTCGCCCCTATCGCAAAGACTGAGAACCCATGACCAAGCCTATGATCTCCTGGCCCGGCGGCAAGCGCCGGCTCCTGAAGCACCTCTATCCCCACTTCCCCATACACGACTGCTACGTCGAAGCATTTGCTGGCGGCGCGGCCTCATTGCTCATGCGGCCCTACCCGGCGCAAATGGAAGTCCTCAACGACATCAACGGTGATCTGGTGTCCCTGTATCGTTGCGTGCGCCATCACCTCGATGAGTTCGTGCGCATGTTTCGCTGGTCGCTGGTGTCTCGCCAAATGTTCGAATGGGCGCAGATGGAGCGACCAGAGACCCTGACGGATATCCAAAGGGCTGCCCGGTTCTACTACCTTCAGAAGCTTGCTTTCGGCGGCAAGGTGCAAGGCCAGACCTTCGGCGTTGTGACCACGGGGGGACCCAGGTTGAACCTCCTCCGTATCGAAGAGGAATTGAGC